TGAGCCGTTCGCCAGCGAAAGCCTTGTCGGCGAGCGCTTGGCAAACGTGACGCTGCGGGGCGGACGTACTCCGACCGGGTCGCAGGTCTTCACGGAGAACACCCCGTTTGGGGAGAAGGTCTCGCGAGGGTTTACGCACGTGGCCGGGGCCTACATCCCGGGTGCGGCTGAACTGTTCTTGCAAGAAAAGCTCGGTAAGGTTGTTCCAGGTCGCGTCACCCGCGCCGTTACTGGTACACCCAGCGCAACCGGACAGCCGTATGATATCTACGAAGAGGGTGCGGCCCTCGTCACCGGTCTTCGACCCATGCAGGCCCGCCTGCCGGAGACCTTCAGCTACAAGGGGTTCGAGTACAACCAAGCCCGTCGCGATGCTACGTCTGTGTTTAGCCAGGTGGCCAACGCAAATGACAGCACCGCAGAAGATGTGATGAAAGCCTACGAACGTGCCAACGCCCAGCTTATGCGGGGACAAGCCCAGCTCTATGACCTCGTTGAGACCGCGCGCCGTCTTGGCATGAGTGACCGCGAGATCCGACAGCAGTTGATCGACGTCGCACAGCTGGGCAGCAAAGAGATCAGTGCCATTATGCGTGGAAAGTTTGATCCTCTGGGGATCTCAGATGATCGCGTTCAGGCGGTTCTCCGCGAAGGCCGTACCCAAGAACGTGTGATCCAGCGTCTCCCGGTCCGGGAACTAAGACAGCTCGAGCGTAGTCTGAACCGTCAGGACCTGATCCCTCAGGATTTCAAGCAGCCCGCGACTGGTCCTGTCTTTGATCCGAACCAGCCGTTCGAAGTTGCGCCTTCTGTTCCTGCTCCGAATGTACAAGGGGCGGCTCCTGCCGCCCCGGTAATCGAGACAGGGCCAGCACTCGCGGCCCCACAGCCTCCGCGCGTACTGACCAGAAGTGCACCTCCGTCTCCTGCATTGTTGGGGTCTGATCCGATTTCTCAAGCTCGTAATGCTGAGATCGCACAGCGTCTCTCCAATCAGTAGTAGGCGACATATTCTACGGAGACTCCGTTTCCTCCGAATAGGATGACAAGGTCGTTGGCCATCTCCAGGGCTTCTTCGAAGATCTCCTGATCTCCGGTCACTTCGGCCGTGCTCAGGAACATGTCGATCATGCGAAGGAGAGCCTCGATCTGAGACTCGTGCATGTCCTTGAACCCTAGCGCTTTGACGTTGTCATCGAAGGTCATTCGACTTCTCCCCAGTTGTTTGGCAACCCGCGAAGTGCGGGGATGTCATCATCCACCTTAGAGGGGATTTTCAACGGGAGGCCGGTCTCCATGATCTCCTTAATCCGAGCGGCCTGTTCTGTCCCCTCTACTGAGAAGCATAACTCATCATGCACCGTCAGCAAAGGAACCATTCCGGCCGCAAAGCAATCAGCCATCGCTTTCTTGGTTTGGTCAGCAGCCGACCCTTGGATCAGTTTGTTCAAGGCCTTGTAAGTAAAGGCTCTTCTCAGGCGGTTTACGCCACCATACTTTTCCTTCGCCTCCTCCAACGGAAGAGGCTGGTTGTATCCAAAGGATGTTGGCTCCCACAGGTGGAAGCGGCACAGCCGACCGAGGACCGTTCGGATCTGGCCGTTCTTCTCCGCCTGCTTGCTTGCCACTTCGGCCAACTGCTTCACGAAAGGAACCTTTGTCCGATGCTCCTCGATGATGTTCTTGGCCTCTTCGTCTGACACACCCAGCTGGGCCGCAAGCTTGCCGACGCCCATCCCATACATAATACCCAAGTTAACTACTTTGGCTTGCTTCCGGGTGATGCCTGCGATGTCAGCCACCATCTGGTGCAGGTCAACGTCTCCCTTGTGGTACTCCTCGACGATGGTGTCGACGACCGGGCTACGCATGCTGTCTGGCATGGACGCGGCGAAATGCACCAGAAGCCGGGGCTCCTGCGATGAGTAGTCGAATGACCCCCACATCTGCCCTTCCTCCGGGATGAACAATCCCCGGATGAGCTTCTTGATGTCCGGGTCGCGTGCCGGGATTTGCTGGAGGTTGGGGTTCGAGGAAGAAAAGCGGCCCGTCACCGTGCCCCCGTCGTCGCTGCGGAGCTGGTGGAATTCCGTGTGGATCCGACCCTTGTGCTCGTGACGCAAAATGCTGTCAATAAATGTGCTGTCCGCCTTGTCGAACTCGCGCAGTCTGACGATGGCCTGACACACCTCGTGCGGGTGGGCATTGAGGTACTGCTTCGTGAACGACGGAGCACCCGCCTCGGTCTTGGGATACTGAAGGTTCAGTGCATCAAAGACCTGCTGCACCGATGCGGCAGCCCAAGGTTCGAGGTCCACGCCTGTACGATGTTTGATATAGGACTTCAGCTCTTGCACCTTGGCCCTTAGACCTGCCCGTGCAATGTCCGCCTTGTCCAGGTCTACACGCACTCCGTTCTGCCGCATCTTTACCATGAGCGGGATGAGCGACGTCTCGAGGTTGAAGATGTGCGTCAGGTCCTGGCTGGAGATCTCTGTCTTCAGCCTATCCCACAGCTTCATCGTCATGAAGGCGTCCTGCTCAGCGTAGGCCCCAACGTAGGACGCAGGCAGCCGCCACATGTCAGCCTTCGGATCGATGCCCCAGTCCTTTGCTGCAGCCCGCAGCATCTTCTCGTCCTTCCGCATGTCGATGTAGTCTTTGCCCAAGTTGTTCAGGCTGTACGAAAAGCGGTTCTCGTCAACGATGGCTCCGGTAACCATGGTGTCGATCACCCGACCTTGGACCTCGACCCCTTCCGCCAACAGCCAGCCCAGATCGTAGGTGGCGTTGTGCATGATCTTGTCGATGTGCGGCGTTGCCATCTGCTTCTTCAACCACCGCATCGTCATCTTCGGATCGAGGTTGTGTCCGTTCTCGTGGCGGATGGGGAAGTACCAAGCTTGGTCCCCGGCTGCGATAGCGATGCCTACGATGAACCCGTCGTTGCGGGCCCAGCCCGGACCGAGCGTGGTCAGGTTGGGGTCACAGGTCTCGAGGTCGATAGCGATCTGTGGGTAAGGCGTCAGATCCGGGTAGCCGGAAGGGATGTTCCAATCTGGCTCGAGCTTCTCACCAAGATCCATCCGCTCAAAGAAGGCGATGGTGCTTTTGTCTTTACGATCTCTCGCCATCCGTCAGTCCTTCTCGAAGCTTCCGCCCAGTGCGGAATATCCCACCTTATCCACCCAGCTGTCTTGGTGGTCTATCGTCTCCAGCAGGCGGCAGGTCTTTACCCAGTCCATCATCAGGGCGACATGCTTGGCTGTGATGGGGGAGTTTGCTTTCATGGCCTCACGGACGATGATGTTCCACCCTTCGGCGATACGATCAAAGTTGTTTTTGGCATCCCCATAATCCTTGGCGCGCTGCCCGGAGATGAGTTCCTTTGCGGTGTCGATGATCTCGTCGCGTGTCATATCTGGTACCTGTGCTTCTCGAAGCTTTCGATGATGTGGAGTTCTTTGCGGGCCCTAGTCACTGCCACGTAGAAGATGCGGTGCTCGTCATCAGGGAACCGCGTGTTCGTAGCTGCCGCCGACGTCGCGCAGAATACGACGCAATTGTCATCCTCACCACCCTTCATGGCATGGATCGTCGACACCTTGATCCGCGGCGGCTTGGTAATGTCCTCCCCGCTGTTCTCCAAATGGATCAGGTACGACCGCATCTCACTACCAAATCCTAGTATGTCGAAGGCATCCCGAGGGTCCTCGTCGAGCAGATCAGACTTGGAGATGAACCCAAACTCACGGATCAAATCCGCCAGCGTCAGTGTGGAGCTGGGATCGGCCGCATCCAAAAGCTTGCGCGCCCCACGCTTTACCACAGCCTTGTCGCCCTGCTTGGGAACCGTCTCGTAGAACTCGATGATCTTCCCGAGTTCCACACTTTTGCCATCTTTCAGGTCCCGCCAGGTTTTGATTGCACGAGCCTGTTCGGCTGAGATCGGAGTGCGACCCTTGATGGAGTAGTAATACCCGTCACGGTAGAGAGACGCCGCGATCTTCTCCGCCAAGTAGTTTGTCCGGGCCATCACGGTCCACGAACCTTTCTTCATATCGATGCTGTAAAAGTCGTAGTGCCACTTCACCACGCCCTCTTCGTCCGTCGGTGCGTACTCCTTCGGAACTCGGTCCTTGATCCTTGAAACTATGCGCTGCGCCACCTCGAAGATCTTGCGGGGCAGGCGGTAGGATTGGTTTAGGACGATCTGCTTTGGGGACATGGCGATGAACTGCTTGACGTCCACCCCTGTCCATCGGTGGATGGCTTGGTCGTCGTCGCCTGCGATCAACACCTCGTCGGCGCTCTGCGCCATGAACTGAACCATGAGCCACTGCAGGGGCGTAAGGTCTTGGGCCTCGTCGACGATCAGCAGAACCAGTCGCGGGGCCTCAGCCACTGAGGGATACATGGAGATCATATCGACGTAGTCGAACTTACTCATCTTGGTCTTGTACTCGAGAAGCTGTTCGTAGACCTGCTTGCATTTGAAGAGGCTGACGTCGAATGTCTCGTGTTCTCTCCACTCCTCATCAAGAGACACCATCCGATAGCGCGACCGGTCGATGATGCGCAGATACTTGCTGCCGCTCTTCAGATCCTGCGGGATGAGGACCCCATCCTCCGGAGCGACGT